TCTACTAGAGTTCCTTTACAAATCGTTAAAAAAAGCTTAATAGAACATTTAACGAACATAGTCGGTTAATATGGGTAAAGATATACTAGTAATAGATAAAAAAGATGGTAGGGGGAGACCCATTTTTGACTTCTCACCCAAAATATTAGATCAGATAAAAGACTTAGCCAGTTATATGTGTAGTAAGCAAGAAATAGCCAAAATCATTGGTTGTTCAGAATCAACAATACAAAGAAATCAATTAGCACAAGAAGCTTATGAACTAGGGGTTGCACAAGCAAAAAAGAACATAAGAAAAACCCAGTTTGATATTGCTACTAAACTTAATTCCAGTATTATGGCTATGTGGTTAGGCAAAGTTTATCTTGGACAAACCGATAAGATACAAAACACTGACGACAATGTTCCTTTGCCAATCTATGACATCATAGAACACGAAGAACCAAAAGAAATTATTGAACTGAAAGCAGAAGATGGCAAGTAAATGTATATTTTGTAAAAGAGAAATGGTTAATAAACTTGAACAACACATCAAAGCTTGTCATAAGTGTATAGTTGATTTGCTTATGAAGAAGCATAACCTAAAAGTTAAGAAACAAGCACCAGTAAAATTTAGTTTAAAAAAATATGAGTAAATTTAGTCTTAGAAAATCTGACAAGAACCCAAGAGGTGGATTAACTTCTTCTGGTAGAGCAAGATACAATCGTGCTACTGGAAGCAATCTAAGACCACCAGTTAAATCAAGACCAGATACTTTGACTGAGTATAGACGCAAAGGTTCGTTCTTAGTTAGAATGGGAAGTAGTCAGGGTAGATTGTTTGATACTAAGGGTCGTAAGACTAGACTTAAGCTGTCATTAGAAGCTTGGGGTTATAGAGGTAAAAGCAAATCTGAAGCAGTAGCTTTAGGTAGAAGATATTTAAAAACTTATCAAAATAGAAAGAAATAGGAAGTGGAACAAATGTGTGGTCGTAAGAAACCTAAGATGCTAGATAAAAGTTTGCGAGGAACAAACGATCTTGAAGTAGTTATTTATAATCTTAAAAAAGAAATAGACAGATTAAACGAGGAAGTACAAGCTAAAGAAATATACATTAAAAAACTAGAGAACGAATTAGATAAAAGCATAAGATCGGACAACTAAATGATTAATGTCTTTATCGGATATGACAGCAAAGAAAAAATAGCTTACCACATACTTAGCGAAAGCATACTAAGACACAGTTCAGTACCAGTTAGATTTATACCACTTTATCTGCCAAACCTAAGAGACTCATTCACAAGACCAAGAAACACTTTATCATCTACTGAGTTCTCATTTAGTAGATTTATAGTTCCTTACCTTATGAACTATGATGGTTGGGCATTATTCCTAGATTGCGATATGCTGTTTAAAGCAGACATCAAAGAACTATGGGATTTAAGAAATGATGATTATGCAGTTATGGTTTGTCAGCATAATTACATACCTAAGCACTTATCTAAGTTCGGCAATCAAATACAAACTGTTTATGAGAAAAAGAACTGGTCTAGTTTAATGCTAATGAACACAGCTAAATGCAAACAGCTTACAAAAGAATATGTTGATACTGCATCAGGATTAGAACTTCATCAATTCAAATGGACTGATAAAGTAGGTGGTTTGCCTTTAGAATGGAATTGGTTAGTTGGCGAATACCCAAACAACACAGAAGCTAAGAACATACACTTTACAGAAGGCGGTTGTTACTTTGAGAAATATCAAGACTGCGATTACTCATCTGACTGGTTTAACATTTACACTAATACAGTTAAGATTCAGTTATGAACTTTATAACTGGAAGCGATAAAGACCATGAAGATATACTTAAATGGTTTATCGGCACATACAACAAACATCTAACTAATAAACTTTACATAGCTGATTTTGGATTAGAGAATAGTTATCCTAATTGCATATCTTATAAACCTTTAATGAAAGCTTGGTACTACAAACCAAGAATGATGTTAGAAACTTTAGAGAAACAAATATGCTGGATTGATAGCGATATAGAAATACTTACTGACATATCAGATGTCTTTGAACTATCACAAGGGTATGATATTGCTGTTACTGAAGATTGGTGCAATAGACACAATCACTTTGCATCAGGTTTAGTTGTTTGTAACAATCAAGATTTTTTACAAGAGTGGAAGTTAGAATGTGAAAAGTTTTTAACCTATGGAGATCAGGAGTGTTTAAACAAGATTGCACATAAGTACAAAGTTTTAACCTTACCAAGAGAATATCAATGGCTTAGACTTGCAGAAACAAATAACAATATCAAGACAATACATTGGACTGGAAAAGATGGAAAAGCAATTATTAGAAAAAAGATTAGAGAGTATTCATAGAAACGACAACATAATATCAGTACCAATTAACAAGGTTAAATATTGTAGTCAGATAGATAGACAAGAAGGCGATAAGAACTGGAGTGATGTTAGAGTCTATTCAAACAAAGATATTAAATACATTAATCAAGTGTTGCAAAGACGTAAAATAAAAACATTAGACCAAGCACATTTACTATACAACCCAGTTATCTTACTTGCTGAACCTAATCAGCTTATTTGTATCTATGGCAATAGAAGAATAAAAACAGCAATAGAAAATGGTTACACACATATAGACGCATTAGTTTATGAAGATTTAATTAAAGCTAGAGAAGTAGGTTCTAACATAGCATCAACCTATAAAAACGTGGGTAAACACAAGTCAGATGCTTTACATTTAGACAGAACTGCAATAACTAAAATAGACAAATATATTATGCCTGACGAACCACAAATAATAAACGAATACGCAACACACCAACAAATACTAATCAAAGAAGCACTATCTTGTAATGGAGACATACTAGAAACTGGTTGTGGTTATTACTCTACACCTTTACTTTTAGAAATAGCTAAACAAAAGGGAGTTAAGTTAGTTAGTATGGTAGAGAATATAGATTGGGCTAGGAGATTTGATTATCTTGCTTGTGATAACTATGTCCAGTTGCACGTTAAGTTTAACAATGAACTATTTATAAACCAGAATTATGGTATGTGCTTTTTAGATCACGAACAATTTGTAAGAGATAGAATTAAACATCTTAACAACATATTAAAACATACTGATAAAGTTGTAGTACATGATGCAGATAGAATAGATACTTTTGCTTTTCTGCATAAACCACATACGATAGAAATGTTTAAACAATTTAAACCAAACACAGCAGTTATTAGAAATGTCTAATCTTTACGATATATACTTAGAACAGGCAAAGCAGTATCACAAAGACGATAACAAATGGCAAGGAATAGCTTTAAAAAAGTTCATACCAGCTATCAATCAAATCATTAAAGACAAAGGCATTGAATCAATATTAGACTATGGTTGTGGTAAAGCAAAATACCACCCTGAAGAATGGAACGCAACTAAGTATGACCCTGCTGTACCTGAATACCAAAACAAACCTACTGACAAGTTTGATCTAGTTATTTCAACAGATGTATTAGAACATATCCCAGTTGATAATCTTAAAGATGCTATTAATGAGATATTTAGCTACTCAAAGAAGTGGGTATTTATTTCTGTATGTTGTAGGAAAGCCATAGCAATACTGCCAAATGGTTATAATGCTCATGCAACTATTGAATCAGCTAAATGGTGGAGAGAACTATTTAAACCTTACAAAAACTACACACTAGAGTTTTCAGAATAATGTTTAATCCTTACGAATACTTTAAAGGCAAGAATGTTTTACTAATTGGTAATGGTGAGAAGTTAGACCAAATTGATTACAGCAAATATAATTCAATAGTTAGAATGAATCTTGGAGTTCAAGACAAACCTTGTGATGTATGGATTAACAACCTAGTTTATGAGGGACACAATAAGCTTAAAGAGATTCCACAGATACGTTGTATTGTAAGACTTAACTTTGAAAAAGATGGTAAGAGAGCAGAACGTATGCCTGATTGGGTTAAGAAAAAAGCTTGGTTATGGAATAGCTTTGATTATAGTCAAATGACAATTAGGTATAACTATTACAGACCAACTACTGGTTTTGTTGCAATCTATTGGTTACTTAATCATTGTGAGTGCAAAGTAACTATTACAGGATTTGATTTCTTTAAAACTAAGAACAGATATACAATGGAAGAAGTGCAACACATTGGAACTAATAAAGGTTATAACCATGATGTTAAACTGGAAGAAGAAGTTATTATTAAACTTATTCAAAGAGGAATTATAAATGCCATTTAGTAAACCACAACTAGACGTATATACTTGTCCAAAAAGATTTAGAGTTCTAATTACAGGAAGAAGATTCGGCAAGACACACTTAGCCATGTATGAACTACTTAGATTCGCAAGTCGCAAACCTAACTCAAAGATATTCTATGTAGCACCTACTTACAGAATGTCTAAAGAGATTATGTGGAAACAACTTAAAAGACTTACTACTGAAAAGAGATGGATTAAATATGCTAATGAAACAGAACTATCTTTAGTTCTTAGGAATGGTTCGCAGATAAGTTTAAAAGGTGCAGACAAATCACCAGACAATTTACGAGGAGTAGGATTAGACTTCTTACTATTAGATGAGTATGCAGATATACCAGTTAAAGCTTGGACAGAAGTTCTAAGACCAACTATTTCAGATAAGCACGTAACAGGAAATGTGTTATTTATAGGAACACCTAGAGGATTTGGTAACTGGTCTTATGAGATATATCAGAAGGGATTAGGAGATGACCCTGAGTGGAAATCTTTTAAGTATACAACATTAGATGGTGGTCAAGTTGATGCAGAAGAAATAGAACAAGCAAAAAAAGATTTAGATGAACGTACATTTAGACAAGAATATTTAGCTTCATTTGAAACATACTCAGGAGTTGTTTATTATAACTTTGATAGAGAACTAAACGTGCAAGAATGTAAATACGATAAAGATGCTATAATTCATATTGGCTTGGACTTTAACATAGACCCAATGTCAGCTTGTCTATTCCATGTTAAGAATGGTATTGCTTATGTATTTGATGAGATAGTTATTTATAGTTCTAATACTGATGAATTTATTGATGAATTATTATCTAGGTACAATAAATCTAAAATGATTGTTTACCCTGACCCAGCATCAAGACAACGTAAAACTTCTGCTGGTGGTCGCACCGATCTAACTATCTTGCAAAATGCAGGTTTAAATGTTAAAGCTAAATCTACTCATGCTTTAGTTAGAGATAGAGTTAATTCTGTGAACAGTAAACTAAAAGCATTTGATGGAAAGAGAAGTATTTTTATTAATCCTTCTTGCAAAACACTAATTAATAGCTTAATGAAACAAGTTTATAAAGAAGGTACAAATCAACCTGAAAAGAACAATGGCTACGATCACATGACTGACGCACTAGGTTACGCAATAGAATACATTTTTCCAATTACTTCAAACTTACCTAAATCAGAACCTAAGAGATTTTCATAATGGCTTACACAAGAAAACAAATAGAACAGCAACATTCACAATACAAAGGTATGATGCCTAGATGGGAATATTTCATCAGATCATATTTAGGTGGCAAAGAATATCAAGATGGAAAGTTCTTACAAGAATACCAATTAGAATTAGAATCAGAATACTTTAAAAGACTTGCTTACACACCACTAGACAATCATGCTAGAAACGTAATTGATATTTATTCATCATTTCTATTTAGAGTTCCACCAACTAGAGAACTTGGAACATTACAAGACGACCCATCAGTAGATCAATTCTTAGATGATGCAGATTATGAAGGCAGAACATTTGATGCTCTAATGAGAGAAGTACAAAACTATGCTTCTGTTTATGGACATTGTTGGATTCTCGTGGATAAACCATCTACGAATGTAATGACTAGAGGAGAAGAACTAGAACAAAACATTAGACCATATTTAAACGTATATACTCCTGAGAACGTATTAGACTGGAAGTATGCAAGATCACCAAATGGATATTACTATTTAGAATATTTAAAGATTAGAGAATCTATTGAAGATGACAAAGAATGTTATAAGATTTGGTACGAAGATAAAATAGACACAGTATTTTTACCAACATCAAATAGAGATGAACCAGTTTTAGTAGAGTCAGTTCCTAATCCTATTGGAAAGATTCCTGCTGTTATTTTATACAATCAAA